AATAAAAAATGCAACTGATACAATCAGATCATGATGATCTCGACTGTACCGGCTGCATGAAGTCCGTTTCTTTCGGGACCTCGACGGATCAGCTCCGCCCGTTGCCCGAATGCGTTTTTAATTTAATAAAACAATATCATTCTATCATTTTCTTGTCAAGATATATTTTAAAATTAAATTTTAAGCCTGTATATTATATATTATTTATATAAATATACTGCTTTGTTTATAATATATATTTTTAATATTACAAGAGAGAATATAATCTTTCTCTAACTCTAGTGTCTTACTCTACGTTGCAAAAATGTTGCAATTTGTTGCAGAGGTGTTGCATTGCAACAAAACTAATACTATTCTATCATTTTACCTTGTCCGTAATAAAATTATTATACTTGAAATTTCGTGAAAATCTAACAAAGAATTTCTACGTTTTGCACAAAAAAGACGGCTGTATTTCAAGCCGCCTAAATCTTATTATTCAACCTCAAATCCTATAAGCTGCCACTGATCCGGTTCTCCATCCTCGTCGTATGAAGTCGGTTCCTGAACCTCTTTTACTCTAAAACCTGGTGTGTTTTTATCCAGTGCCGTGCCTGTGCTGTCACACTTCCATGCTTCCATTGTCTCGCCGTTACTGGTATCGTGATCTACTGCGATCATTCCTAACTCTTCAACCTTGAAAATTTCTACTGCAAAATGTCCTTCCATCTGTCCTAATTCATTTAAAATCTTTAACATAGCGTTTTCCTCTTTTCTTTCTTCTCTGGATGTGCTATATTCAAATAGCACACATTTCACTTGGTATGGTTTTTGTGTGTCGGGCTGGATTTTCTCCAGCCCTTTCTTTTAATTGTCTTCAATTCCTTTTTGAGTATCATCGATCAGCTGATCGACCATCTTTTCCGCTTTTTCATAATCCTTAGATTTTAAAACTTCCTTTAAATCTTTCAGATCCTGTAAAAGCCTTCTTAAGTAACTTTTAAATACACTCATATCTTCGCTCATTTTTCTCCTTTCCGGCTTTCGCCTATTGCCTTTCGACAATATTATAATAACATTAAAATATAATTTTGTCAACACTAATTTTAGTGTTTTAAAAAAATCTTATTTTTTCTTCATCAGTCGGAACGATTTCCAATACATCCGACGGCTGACATCTTAAAATAATGCAGATCGTGTTAAGCGTGTCTGTAGTGATTCCCTTCCCTTTTCTCAAATTCTGCATAGTCGCTTCACTCATTATCTTCTCTTTTCTCATCCGAGTAGAAGTGTATCCGTGTTTTGAAAGCTCTTTTAATACATCTATTTTATAATTAAACATTTTTTTCACCTCACATTTTTTATTTACTACATTATATATAGAATCACTCTAAAAATCAACATGAAAATATTTTACAAGAACACTCTTTTTAGTGTTGACATGCACCAATATTAGTGTTATTATAATCTCAACAGGAAAACAAGGAACGGAGGACATGAACATGAAAAATGAAAAACAATACAGATTAGTAACAGAAAGCGGAATGATTTTAACGGAGTATTCGAGGATGATGAAACCGGAAAACAGGAAAGAATAGTTATCGAGGAGGTTTAAGATTATGAAAAAAGTATTTACACCAGATGGAGAATTTTTAGGAATGGCGGTAACAATTAAAACCACGGAAAACGGCGTTGAAATCACAGCGCCGGGCGATTTCCCGGGAATGATCGAGAAAAACACTATCTATATTGGTTGATCTGTAGTTTATGAAGATGAAAACCGTGTATATATAAAATATTAGTCGAAACCGCCCGCGCGGCGGTCTGGTGTAGGGTTGCAACCTTGCCACTGATGAGACAAGCAAAAATATAAAATGAAAGGTGTTAAAAATGAAGATATTAGCAAATAAAAGCGGCTTTGTATTAGTTCATGATGAATACTATGGAGATTATTGCTTTGGTACAGAAAGAGAAATCAAAAACCTATCTATGCCTTGCAATCAGTATGGAACAAAGAAAGAAATAAAGGCAGAATTAGAGCGTTGGAAAAAAGAGGTTGATTTTGACAATCCAAGAATGCTTGAAGTTGAAGCCTTTTTTATATCTGTTTTAACACATTGCGAAAATTAGTCGAAACGGCGGAAGCTGCCGCCGTCTGCAGGAACTGCCCTACCTGCACCGATGAGACAGGGCGCATGATGAAAGGATGGTTGATTTTATGAAGATGATGACACTTGAAGAAGCGAAAGAATACACACGCCAAAAACTGGCGCCATATTATGACCCTGAAAAAATAGAAAATATAGTTAATCAATATGTTTCCGTGGCGCGTCCGGGTGTTGTCTTAGTTAGAAATAAAAATGTAGGACTTATGGAACTGTATCTATAATTAGCCGCCGCAGAGAATGCACGCCGGAACCACTGCCGGCGGCGGTTCTACCCGTAAGGGAATATTATTTTTTTAGGAGGATTTATAAATGACTTATCCGAACGGAGCACAGACAGTTTTTCAAGTCACATGCATGGGAAGTTTTCAAAACGCTTCCAGAATGGGAGCAAAATGCTGCGGAAATAGAGGAATTTTAAGCCGGAATCATCCCGGCTTTTTCCAGTGTCCGGATATATTGCAACTTGACAAGATATACGCCCGGTCATATAATGCGCTTAAGTGAACACGTATAAGCCATTTTAAGGCTTGCGCAAGGCTATGCAGTGCTTTTATATATTTACAACGCGAAACGTCTGTAAATCGTTTTTACGACGTTGCAAGCCTGTAAACACTGTGTTCATCTTGCCGCGTTGGCATCCGGCAGCATGTCAGACAATGCCGGCCTGCTGATCACAGCGATGTGCACTATCCCGGCAGCCCGCCGGGGTGTGAAAATTCTGATTTCTGATCTCAAAATCGAGCCGTTTTCCAAGAAGAAAAAATTCAAAAGTTGAAAAATGAGATTCCAACTGCGAAAAGACAATATGCACAGTAAATTATTATGCGTCATTTCACAACTTGTGAAATTTGACTAATTCGCTCTCTTCTCTTTCTCTGGCTATCAGTCTGTTTCTGTTTTTTCTGTGATTTTGTTGTTCTTGTTCCCATTCGAAAATTCCTCATTCACTTTCTGGTTGCGTGATTTGTAATTTACAATCTTTACATCTGTGTTCAATTCATCCGGCATCTTCCCGACGATCAACACTGTATGCGGTTGCAGCCTGTCTGTCATTACTTTGAATCCCTCGCAAAACTCAATCCGAGCTGCCTTTGCCCGCACTCTTCCATTTGTGCATACAGCAATCACACCACCCTTACTGTACCCGGCAAAACAAAGATCATAATTGTCTTTGTCCGGGATGCCTACGGACGGTATAACACGGATCCCGTTCAGCAGCATATAATGTGCAAGCGCATGGTTCCGGTACACGTTATATAGATTCAAAGCAAACGGCATACCACAATCGCCTGTAGCAATACTAAAATCCGGCATACAGACCGAATGGAAACACTTCAAGTGTTCCATGTATTTATCCGGGTTATTCCACAGTCTTTGAAACTTTGAATCGTCAATATAAAAATTCACATTTAATTTTCTATGCCCTTTTATCTTTTGTGAAAAGCTCTCTCCAAAATCTATGGAGTCCTCCGGCAAATAATCCAAGCTGCATGCCGGGACAATCGGGATCTGATATTTTTCATCAAGCTCCGCTCCATAGATCATATATTCTTTCATAACATCAAAAGATGTATGACATCCATTGTACAATACTATCACCCCAAAAACATTTTACTATTTTTCTTCTTGACAAACAACTTCTTTTGTGAAAAGCAAAGAACGTGCGGCGTAATCACTTCTGCTTAGTTCATTTATCAGCTTTTCCCTTGTCATTTCCGGGTTTGTTCTGTGAATATACCGCAGCAATTCATCTATTTTGTCCACTATGCTGCCCTCCAATCAATGTTTGACATCAGATCATCCAAAAGATAGATCAAATCAGTACCGTACAGGCTGATCCAGTCCGCAAGATACTCTTCCTGCTCAATCGGCATATGAATGTTATAGGAAAAGCAAAAACAATGACAAAGTTCATGAGCCAGTATTTTGCGCAAATAGCCATTTTTCGGTTTATCTGAAACATATATAGCCCTGTTGTTCCAATCTGTCACAGCAAGGCTGATAGAGCCATCAGATCGCATCAGCTTACTGCTTGCACCGCGGACAAATTTTATTTCCCATTCAATACCATTTATCACAAACATATTTTACCTCCAAAAAAAGAAACCACCAGCCAAATATCAGCCAGTGATTTCTAAATTTAAAGTTATTCTTCTTGCTCTTCAATCAACAAATAATTAATGTACCTTGTTGCTGTTCCAGCAAGTTCTTTGCTGTAGTCTAGCAAGTCCATCTTGTACTCCGGTTTATGCCCATATGTGACTCTATAGAACTTTTCCACAAGTTCTAAGTTATGTAAGTCAGACAATTCCACAAGAATTTTGTGATATAAAAATTTTCTCGTCCATCCGAACCGGTCACAGATAATTTTGAGTTTCCAGTTATTTTTATTAAACCATTTACCACTCTCTATCTTTTTTACGATGCTCCAGTGTGCAAACGGGTCTTTCTCCGGAATTTCAGCCTGCGGATTTTTCAGAGCCTGTTCCATGTCGTGGAAGCGATTGATGTATTGAGCCGTGAAAGCCGTTCCCTTAACTCCGGTCAGCTTGTGGGCGATAAATTCGCATCCTTTCTTTGTAATGTCAAAGCAAGGTTGTGTTTTGTTTTGACTATTTTTATATGTGCTTTCTTTGAAAAAATCGGACAGCGCAATTTTGCGCTCTCCTTCAAGTTCCTCATTTGCTTTTGATATTTGGTTACAATATCTTCTGATATCTCTCATCAATTCTTTGTGGTTCTTCCCAACCATTTCCGAAACTTCCATACTGGTTAACGTCTGTTCTAATTGTTTCATCTGAATATCATTCATCAGCAAATCCCCCATTTATTCTTGAATGAAATAATTGTGTTCAAAATAAACTGCAAAAATTTTTCGTCCTGTATGCTCTGGATTTCTGTAATCAGCTGTTCTTTCATCTCGCACCGCCTTTCTTGTCAGATGCAAGGTTACTTGTAAAAATCCAGACACATCTTAAAAAGTGTTCGCTAAGTACATTCAGATTTTTGGTAATTGCTTCAATATACATTTCTCTCATAGATTTTTCCTCCCTTTCAATTTTTTCTTGAAAAGAGATACTCTCTATGATAAAATATTTCACAGAGAGTTATCTCGGTTTTAGGGCAGTTGCATGACCGTCAAATCATTTGCAACTGCTCTTTTTGTTTAACTGCTGATTTCTTCATCAACCTTGTTGTCAAGCCACTCTTTTTTAGTCATTCCTTTTTCAAAAAGTTTTTCTTCTAACTTTTCAAACTTCTCCCTGTCAAGCTCAACACTAAAATTTCTTGTCTTTTCTCTACGTTGTTTCATATAATCAGCTCTGCTCTTGGGTGCGATTTTAACCACCTCCTTGTTACGAGTTACATTATATAATGTTACATGTAACAAGTAAATACCTTTTTGAAAAATTTCCAAATCCACAAATCACTAGCTGATATTCAGTTGTCAATGTTCAAACAAACAGGGGCATTTCTGCCCCTGTCATTACATTTTGGAAACAAGCGTTGACAGCTTGCTCTTTGTCATTGTGCGCTCTTCCGGTGTCATGTCGGAGATAAGCTCCGCCATATCCTCCGAAAGCTCTTTCATGTATCTTTCAAGATCATGCATCTTTGCATCCTTGTCTTCTGGCGTATTGCCTTTGTGAAGCTCTTTGCTTTCCATGTAGCTTCTGCGGCTCATTCCGCTTTTGCCCTCTCTGCGATCACGCATACCGCCATCTGCCGCAATTGTAGGCTCTGTGTAATACATTCTGCCGGAAGAACGATCCATATCACGGTCGTGTTCCATTTCCCGGTACATTTCCGGTGTCATGTGCCAGTACGGAGGTTCGTCATATCCTCTCCGCGTTCCTCTTCCCTTTGGCGCAAATCTGCCGTCTGCATACCGGTAACGATCATAATACCGTCTGCCGTCTCCGTAACGCTCAAACATATCAAGAACCTGCTCTGGTTCTGCTTCGTCCATTGATTTTGTAAGCGTCCGGTAATACATGGCTTCCGCAAGGTCTTTAAGCATGTCCGTGACTTTTCCCATCTCTTCTGTATCTACACATTCGATACCTTTTGCAAACTCACACTCTGCGCTTTCAGACAGTTTTTCGATCATTTCGTGCATTCTCTTAATATCCATAAAACCGCCCTCCTTACGCTTCCCGGACTGCAATTAAATTGCTGTTCTGAACTTCGATTGCCTGCGCAGACGTATTCTGTACCGCTACCGTAACACAACAACCGCGAGGAACGTCCACATATGCCTGCGCCGAAACGTTAAAGAAGTTTTCAACTGCCGCCGGTGTAACAATCATTCGAGTTGACTGCAACGGTTCTCCGTCAATTGCAATAGCCAGTGAAATAGCTTCAACTGTGCCACCGGTAGGAATTTGAATGTTCCCGGAATAAGATACCAAAAATCTTGCCCGGCACTGATTTGTAAGTCCTCTTAATTTAACAATGCCACTTCCCTGTCTATGAACAATGCATTTTGTTGCGCATACCGGAGTTTCTGTAAATGCTACATCTTCTCCCTGCGCGACAGTTTGAATTGCAATTCCTGTAAATTCTGCCATAATTATTTACCTCTCTTTCAAAAATAAGGGCAAACATTATAGTCTGCCCTTTGTGTTTATAAGCAATACTGCACAGCAGACATAATCGAGTTAAACTCAATTAAGATACTCAATTATTCAATTTTGTGTAGCAGCTACTTTTAGCAGCTACATCCTGTGTTGCATCCACAGCCATACGCATAAGCGTTAGGATTTGGAACAACATATGCCGGGATTGCAGCCGGATTTACAGCGTTGATGATCTGCTGTGTCTGCGCTGACATTGCGGTAGTGAGCAATGCAGACTGGCGATCCTGTGATGCGGCTCTTCTTAAGTCATTATTTTCTGCCTGTAAGGAAGAAATCTTTTCCTGACACAGGTAATCAAGGATTGCCCTTGTTCCTGCCTGCTGGCTGTCGATAATGTCTCTGGTGTTGCTGTTCATGGTGTTCTGTAATGCGCAAGTGTTCTGTGCCATATTGTAGTTCACACCCTGGATAGCTTCCCTGGTCTCGCAGCAGCAATTAGCCAACTGGGACTGTAAAGCATTCTGCGCCTGCATAAGTGTCACGTTTGTGGTATTAAATCCCTGCTGTGTCTGGTAGCCAAGGTTGCAGATTGCATTGTCTACACCATGGAAACCGTTCATAACGGCGGTATTCTGTGCGTAAAATCCATCACAGAGACCATTTGTGATACCATCTAACTTTCCGATGATAGCCTGCGTGTCAAAACCACGCTGAATTGCAGAGTCGGTGTATGCAGATGCTGTCGCTCCCATACCTCCGTTTCCTCCCCAGCCATTGCCGCCAAAGCCGCCCCAGCCAAAGATCATAGCGAAGATAATGATAGCCCACCAGCCATCGCCGCCCCACATACCATCATTGTTTCTTCCGTTTCCTGTCACTGCTGCAATATCAGCAAGACTAGGCATTGCATTTCCATTAAACATTTTGTTTACCTCCATCTGATCTATTTACAAATGGGATAACCGGTTATTTTGCGCGCACCCCAAAATGTACTAATGATTAAACATACTCATAACTTTCTGTTTTGCTTCATCTACCGTAATTCCTCTTTCTTTACAGAGATTCTCTGCCATTGTCTTAAGTCCACCTGTATCTCCGCTTTGATACATTTGCATGGCATTTTTTGCCATAGGATTGTTTTGAACCTGCGGAGAATTCATCATTTGATTTAACAATAATTGTGCCGGATTCATTCTGGATCACTCTCCTTTTTTACCTGTGAAGTTTTTCTTTGACTGCTTGGAATTTTATCTAATCGGTTTTCTATCTGTTCAATCTTCCCAAAAAGTTCATCAAACTTCTGCATAAATGCACCTGTGCACTCGTCTGATAGGTCAAATTTCAATTTTTCAGTATCATGCGATAAATTGCTAACAGTATCATGCGAAACTGGCTTAAAAACGATTGTGCGAATTGTGCCATCTGCGTTCCAACTTTTAGCGTATATTTCTGTCATATCCTGTTTTGGGAAAAATGCAACGCTGCCATCCATTGGCACATCATTGGCAGTGATGTTTTCTACCGCCGGAACTACTTTTCCATTTATGCCAAAAGTTTGAACCGGGATCTGCTGCTGAATTTGCTGCGGTGCCTGCATATAATTTTGTGTATTATCAATGCGTGGCTGATTCATATACGGATTGTATGCGTACTGCTGCCCGTATTGCTGCATCTGCTGATTATAAATCGGATTCTGGTATGCTCCGCTCATATTCATCCTGTTTGACCTCCTCTAAAACATCTTCTATTGCGTGTATGATAGACGACTGCGTTGACAAGTCCAAGGACTGTAACTCTTTTCTGGCAAAAATTTTTTCAAGAACTTCATCTGAAAACACCACCATCCCTCCCTTTGATTATATTTTTGCATAAAAAAAGGCGGCAAAACCGTCACGATTCCGACAGTTTGCCGTCAAAAAATACAAAAAAAAAGAACGCATTAAGCGTCCATACATCCGTTCGTGTTACCTTTAGTGTTACCTTTGATTTTGACCTTTAGAAAAGACACCATTCAAAAACTCCTTTCTTTCAGTAAAATCAAGGCTTCACAAGGTTTTCTTAAATAAAAATAAAGTAGCGGAAGGGAGATTCGAACTCGGTATCAATTCTCTCAAACCCGCATAAATACTGAATTTCTTTATCTCCAAAGGTGTTACCTCGTGTTACCTTTTACATTGATAATGCTTTTGCAATATATTCCTGCATTTCACTCTCTGTCTTGTTATTAAAATAGTAATGATCGAGAGTTGTTCTGATATCTGTATGCCCCATTTGTGTTTTTATTACCGATTCTGGAACATTTCCATCTATCAACTTTGTTGCATATGTCTTTCTTGCCTTGTGAATTGAACGTTCACCAATTCCTATTCTATCACATATCACATATAGCCGCCTTGTAAATGCCTGACCTTTTATTCGTTTACCGTTTTTCATAAAAATATATTGCCCAAATGGATTGAGCATTTTTATTTTTCTCATAAGTTCTTTGGTATCTGCGGTAATTATAACATCTCTAAACCCGGCATCACTTTTAGGAAAATTTTGAACATCAAATACATATTTGCCATTATCATCTCTATATCTTATTTCTGTCTTTGATATATGTATCTTATTTTCTCCGACATCAGACCATGAGAGGGTAGATATTTCCCCAACTCTCAATCCTGTTTTAAATGCCAAAATAATGCCAAGTTCTATCAATGTAGGCTCATCTTCCATTACAAATCGTTCAATTAAAAGTTCCTCATCCTTAGAAAATACCAATTCGCAGTCTGACTTATGGTTCTTTTTAAATGACTTTTCCGAAATTTCCAAATCACCCATAAAACTGGTTATGCTCAGACTGGTATAATGTTTTTTCTTTGCATATTTGAAAATTCCGTTAATCAATATCCGCATATCAGAATAAGCTTTTTGCGTAAGTTCCAGTTTTGAAATAGCTGTTTTTATGAATGATTCCAATATTTCTTCATCAATGTACCGGATTTTTCTATTTGCAATCGGCAAATACTTATTTTCAAAAAATCTTTTAAAATTTGTCTCGTACTTGTCCTTTGTCTGTCTTGTTATTTCACCATATTCAAGTTTTTCAGAAATCCAATTAGAATATACCTGAATAACTGTAGGTTCATCCTCCTTAGCTTTATAGAACTTTACTATTTCATCTTCAATTGCTTTTTCAGATGTTCTCTTTACAAGTCTCTTTCCTCTCTTATTATCTTCATCTGGCAAATATGTGTAAAACTTTCCATCTTTTCCTTGCCAAATGCTGTAAGTGTGTTTTTCAATAAATTTTTTCCTTTCGTTCATTTCAATTTTTTTCTGAATGGTGTCTATGTTGATAATACCATTTTCGATGGCAATATTCAACAACTCACTATTTGAAAGATTTCCCGTTTAACTCACCTTCTAACTTTTTTACTTTCTGTTTAATATCAAAAATTCTTCTTTCCACTGTTCTTGTTGATACGCATAGTCTCATGGCTATTTCTTTTGAAATAAGTCCACGGGCAAGAAGATAAAATATTTCTTCTTCCTGCTCCGTGAAATTGGCGTTTTCAATAATTGTTTCAAGCTCTGGCTTAGTCAGTTTTGAAAACTTCATAAGCCACTATCCTCCAATATTTTATTCTTCTCCCTGACAGATCTTCGGTGTACCATCAGCATTGAGCATAACGGTAAGACCGCCGCCCGTGCTTATTGTGATATATAAATACATCACTCCTGTGTCACTATCTGCATAAATAAGATATTCTTGTCCACTTCCCACCAGTACCATTGTGTTTTCCTGTCCCGCACTGACATTTGCTGTATCACTGCATCCGGCAATCAGAAGTGTTGCTGTTATGATGGCTGTTATAAGTTTCTTTCGCACTGCATTAGTCCTCCGTATTTTCCTCATATTCCTCTTTGCTGATGGTCCTGATGCATTCCTCACTCACGCCTAAACTTTTCGCCATGTTTGCAATGGCTCTTTTCACATAGTCGTATGCACTTTCTTCAAAAATCCTTGGCTTTTCTTCTGTGACTGTAAAACCTATATTCTGCTCTGTATATCCAACGGAACCCTCTCCGCCAAACATTTCTGAATCCTTAATTTCAAAGTATAATGATATTCTGATTTTCATTTCATTCATTGTTTTTCCTCTCTTCTTGGTTTTGTTATCTGGTTCTAAAATAAACTCATCTGGTTCTCGTCGTACTGATAAATGCGTCCAGTCATGATCCTCCCTAACTGACGCAATCTCTCCACCCGTGGTTTCTGCTTAAGATTTGCCATATAATTATTATCCACTTCCGGCGGTATGGATAAATAATATTCATCTGGCAATGGCAACTGATTTTCTGTACAGGCCTCATGGATCTTTGACTGATAATAAATGATATGATTCCGTGTCAGATTCATGTTGCAGCCATCCGACCAGAACGGATCATTACACCCGTTCTGGTTGATAACTTTCCAGTGTTCTATTTCTCTGCGGATGCACTGGCAGTACTCTTTCAATTTATCTTCTGCTGTCTGGATCATGGCAACACCCCTGGAATATCCTCGAAACTAATCTGATTATCAGTTTCAAACACAAGCATTTTCTCTTTTGCTCCTGTATAAAAATTGCGGTCAATCTCAAATCCATACGCATTTCTTCCAAGTTCCGCCGCCGCTCTTAATGTGCTACCGCTTCCACAACATGGATCAATTACCACATCACCGGGATCTGTGAAAATCTCAATCAGTTTTTTCAGCAACGCTACCGGCTTCTGTGCGGGATGGATTTTCGGAATATCTTTCCCATCTTTCTCCCATGTGAACCAGTTGAAAATCATGTGTCCTGTACCTCTGATAGTCTTTCCATCCTCATCGAATTTCGCCCCGTTTCGGAACTTTGGCAGCTTGTCCCGATACAAGACAAGTGCATATTCTGTTGCACCTACAATGCGCATATTCGCTTTAAGAACCTGTGGACTGTAATTTTTAATAAAAACTAATGGTATATAATTATTAAATCCATGTTTCTTTGCCGCAGCAATCAATGTCTGCATCTGCTCAAATGCGCAGAACACAATCATACATGGTGCTTCTGAACTTCTCCCACGGTTTCCGGCTTTCTTCGGCTCTTTTTTTAGCATCTTGCTACAGAAATGAAAGTATTCGTATAGGTTGAAATTATAATCCGAATTGAAAGCTGCTTTTCCTGCAAACTTACTTTCCCCATTCTTATTATCGCCGCCGTTATACCACATAGGATTACTACCGTAGAAATTCTTTCCTACGTTATATGGCACATCAGCAATGATAAGCTGTGCCGGTGGAATAGCGTACTTTTTATAGTTCTGCATAGAATCCCGATATATTTCACACTTTATTTTCATTTTTTCTAAAAGGAACCCGATATATCGTTACCCCGGCCGGAGGTTCGGCTCCTTTCTGATATTCCGTGCACATATCTACAATAGCGCACTTTAAATTTAATTATGTTGTGTTTTACGCAACAAATTCATCGTTTTATTGCTTTTAAATCATCCAATCTAATGGAAAACCTCTTACTCCTTTCGATTTACTTCAAAATTTCATCTAAGCAGGCATTCCAGCCCTCCCGGTGCAATGTTCTGTCAATACTCTCATAACCAGATTTCAACTCTGGTATCTTCTCCGGCAACTCCCGGAGGGGACACCAATCATGCCGTTTCTCGGTGAATGTGCTTTGTGATAATTTCGAAGCACCATTGTTTAACACATTCATGAGCTGGCATTTTTTAATTCCTTGAAATTCATACAGGAATTTACACATACTGCATGATCCCGGCATATCCATAATCAATACTGCTTTAGCCATACCTAACACCGCTCCTTTTTTCTTCTACGCAATTCTGCTTTCAGCTGTGATGTGCTGTACTGCATCAATGGATTTTCTTTAATTTCATCCTCTTCCTGCTGACGTATCCGTGCTTCTTCTTCCAAAAGTTCCTCATAGTTGTTAAACATACCTCACACCCCTTTCGGCTTTTCACACCGCTCAAATTCGATCACAAATACATAAGGGTTTACAGACCATCCGTACCGGTCAATGTCGGATTCCTTAATTGTTCTGTTCCAAATACTAATAAAAGCGGTTTTATTTCCTACGCAATCTGGTACAGGATGCAGGCAAGAGCATCTCGCACCCTCTTTCCACGCTCCTTGTGGTGTGATTTCCTGTAACCGCTCCACCCTTACGTCTGTGACCCGGAGCCAGATGCGTGCGGCTTCTTTTGGCATGTGGATGGATGGTTTCCATTTTGTAATATCTGCAATATCATTTCTTTGCCAATCTTCGTAGTAATAGTATCCTTTCGGTGTCTCTTTCCATGTTTCACGAACATACAGGATATCGCCCGCACAGATAGGACAGGTTCTCTCCGCCGTACTTAACTGTTCCATATGCTCCTTATCAACAAAGTTATGTACTGCATAAGTCCGCCTGTCAGCATTGTAAAAATCCATATCCGGTACGGTATACTCATTTGCATCTTTGCATATCCGCCTTGTACAACTCTTTCTTCCGGCCAGAATTGCCCGAACCATCTCGGTATTGAATAAAATCGGTTTAATTGCCATCTACTCCACCGCCTTCCACAATCTCGATTGCGTGCTCATAACTTCTTGCTTTCTCTTTTCCAAAATTCCTGTTGTATGCATTCTCCCAAAACTTTCTCTCATTTTCCAACTGCTCCAAAACCTTGTCTACATCATAAGCCGTCGGATATTCTTCTAGTAAATACAATACTGCATTTGTATTTACTAAAGTTCCATTGCTTAAAGTAACCGATTTTAAATCTTTCTTCAGCGCATCCGCATCAATCAGTCTCATCGTTCGCCCTCCTGTTCCAATCTGTAGTTGCTTTCGTTCGCTCGTCTTTCCCTGTTCTGATGCCTCCGTCCTGATCCATGTACATCTCACATTCATAGCTTTTTGGAAATTCTATTCTGCATTTCATACATTTGATTTTGAACATTACCCCAACAGATGATTGTGATGACTTATTTGTAATGGTTAAGAACATTGCGTTTCCACCGCAGAACGGACATGGCTTCAATTTTTCGTTCATTCTTCATCCCCCCAATCTAATTTCTGACCACAATCACAATATACGGTATCCTCTTCCAATATGTCTCCACAGCAAGGACATCTCCCTATAAGACCGACATAGCTGTCTCCGTCTTTTATCTGGGATATTGATTTCACTTTCTTCGCTGTCTGCTTCTCCACCGCTACCCGGCATTCTTCCGGTGTGCCGATCGCCTTATATTCTTCCCACACCTTAGCATCCTCGTTTGTTAAAAGGCAAAATCCCTCATGCTTCTCCCCTTCAAACACCGTTTCGATAAAGTGGTGCATCAAAAGCGGAATATCTACGTTGGCATGATAACGTTCTTTTAAGTCTTTTTCGATTTTCCGGTATTTCTGTACCTCTTCCAGTGCGTTTATTGCCATTGCATAAGCATTTTCAAAAGATTCCCCCCATGATGTATCACATGGAATTGCTTTTCCAATTTCGTTACAATCATATTTTAATTCTTCAATCGCTTCATTCTCTGTCATTCCTACACCTCCAACAGTTCCGGATTATCAATCATGTTTCCGATCACTTCAAAATTCTCTGAATCAAAATCATCCAGTGCCTCGTAGTCATCACAGCCCGGCTCATTCGCACACCATCCGTTTTCATGCCACACGACACGCTTTCTCGTCTCATCTTCTGGAAACTCAACGTCGATATGCCCTGAAAGAATATCATTCTCAAAAATCAGCTTACCGTTCTTATCAGGTATTGCGGTGCACTGGCAGATGGTAGATGCATCTACAACACAACGACAGAAGAAATCCAAACTATCCTTTGCGTAGAAATAATAACTTTCGTTGCCCTTTTCCGTGCAAAATGGGTATGACAGATATCCTTCCACCCACTCTCCATTATCAATCCGCTTTCCACGGCATAAATATCTATTCTCCATCACGTTCCACCTTTTTTCCTTTGCAAAATCCTCTATGTTCATGCACGGAGAAAGAAATACTTCCGGTCTGCTTCATGTAAGTCAATTTTTCTCCGGTCAGCTCACATTTGTGTTTACATTCGTTCAAATACTGGCATCTTCCATCACAATACATCGCTTTCCCCCTCCATTTCTTTCAACTTGGCTTCGGCTTCATCTCTGGTAAAGAAAATTACTTCTCCAAAACGATGTGCAAATGTAAAGTCATAGTTTTCAAACCATATTTGCGTAGTAAAATCCGTTCCTTCCATTTTTTCAATCTCGATTTTCAACACCCTATGTTTTGAAATTTTTTTACTTGCCTTATTAACTTTATAAACAATATCTCCCACCTTACACGGCAACCGCAGAAGTAATCCCTGCTCCTCGGCATCCTCATAGTCTTTGAGTTTCCGATATACGGCATCTATTTCCTCGCAATCCGGTTCACATGCCCTTTCCCACAGTTCATCATCAATCCACAATGGATTTCTCTCTGTTAATCTCTCCATGCTATCCCTCACTTTCTGCAAATTTTGCATATTTCCAATCACACACATATGCCTGATCTCCAGCACTCCATGATGTAGTGCCCTGTTTCCATGCATACACTAATCCGTTTTTGTATTTTGCAAAGTATCTCCGATCCCATACACAGGATTCGCTATGTCTCACAAGAATCGGTGTATCAACTGGAACTCTGCTCCAATCAACCTGTGGTTCGACATATTCACTGTTCGCCCATTCGTTAACATTTTTTCTGCAATTAATATTACTGTTGAAATCACACTTGCTACATGATGCACCACTGCACTGTCTCGGCTTTCCATCGATTATAGCAATGCTATGTCCCTCACATGCAATATTTAAAATCTCTTCCGCGTATTTTTCTCTATTCAGCATCTTTCTTCTCCTTCCCGTACCGCAACTGATACGGTACTTCCTTAAAATCTCTCAATGCATCCGGGTTTGGATGCTTTGGTATTCTCGTCTGACGGTTTTCCATCTCTGCTATGATTCTGCGTCTCTCTTTGCTTTCTCCGTGCAATTTATACCTCCGTCATTTCCCAAGACTGTTTACAAGCTGTTCTGACCTCGTATAGGCCTTATCCAACAGTTCTAAATATTCGCCAAGGGAAATCTGTGCCTTTTCAGATAACTCCCTCGATAACGCTCTAACAAAGCCTTGACGCACTGTTTCATGTTTCCAAAATATCCGATTGTTCGAACACTCTCTTTTTCGTTGCCGTCCTTATCCTGTCCGGCGTATCTCTACCTCAGGGTGTAATTCAGAGAATCAATCTCCACAAAATATCCATCCTGCAGTTCCACAGCTAACTTGTCCATCAACCATTCCTCCTATATTTCATACGTCTTTCCGATAAACCGCTTATCAATGTACTTACATTCCCATTCCAGTACACTTGCGATCCCCGTCATGGTTTCATATCCGGTAGCAAGGCAGTTAATCAAATATCTGATTCTCTCATAAACCTGTCTGATCTGATTTCCCGAAAATTTAAACTGTGTTTTAAGGCAGACACCCAACATAGCAAAATAATTAAATACCTGTGCCAGCAAAAACTTATTTGCCTGTATCATGCAGTTCGGTGCAATCTTTCTCTCTACCAGATAAAAACTCTCACGATACGGAATCTTATTTGTTTCCTTTCGCACGTCAATCTTGCATTTATCTTTCAGATAAAAACCAAGTTCCTCGCCTGTCGTTCCATCCTTTGCATTCTCCACATATGCATCAATGGTCTGCTCAACCTTTATGATTCTTTTGTGTCCGAATCCGAACTTATCATGCAGTGCCTGGTATGCCATCATACGGACGTTATAATAGGATTCCTCTATTAGATAATCCGCATTGCTTTGTGCCTTGGCGTGTCTCTGTATTCCGATCAGTTCACTCTTGGAATATCCAAGTGGCTGCATCCGCTTTTTCTTTCTTGCCAGTGCATTACTCATTTGCTCTTCCATCTCCTCTCTACATCCTCAAAATGGCTAAATACAAGACTTTGAACATATTTTGATATATTTGTCCGTGCATATTTTTTAATTAGCATTTCCCCTGCTTCCATCATTCCTTGAAACCACTCATCTTCGTTATCAGCTTCATAAAACTGCTGCCGGAATTTATAATAGTCATTAAAAAACTGCCACTCTTCGGAACCTTTTTCAAATTTCTTACTTGCCATAATCATTCACCTTTTAATCAAATGGTGTGATGCCACATACTTCTCGGAAACCGTCTTTCTGTCGCATCCGTGCTTGAATCTGTTCAATGGTTTCGGTTCGCTCGATAAATTCCATACGATCACCTTCAAACTGAACAACTTCTCTAAACGGTGTACCCTGTCGATTCTTTTCAACTTTCAAGCCTTTAAATTTTCTGTCTTCATCCAAATTCCACATAAGAATAATATTGGAAGCATCCTGCTCAATATCTCCGGATTCTCTTAATTCGGACATTGTAGGCTCTTTCGTTACATTCATTTCCGATACTCGGTTAAGCTGTGACAATAGGATGATCGGAACGTGAAGCTCTCTCGCAAGTGCTTTGAATTGCTTCGAAACTTCCCCGACTTCGGATGCACGATTATTGAACTTCCGGTTACACCGTACCAATTGCAGATAGTCAACTACGATCACGTCATATCTTTGATGCCTGCATTGCGTTCTCATTTCCTCAATAACATTTGTCTGATCGTCAATTGTGATCGGATATTTTTCAAGCTCATCATTTGCCTTGTCAAAGGCTTCTTTCTCTCCACCAAGAAAAGCCTTTGCCCTGCGAACTCTTGTCAGACCAATCTTTGACATTCTTGAAACAAACCTTTCATAAATCTGACTGTTGTTCATCTCCATGTTGTAGTAACAAGTGTTATAGCCTTTTCTTGCCATATTCTCGATTATTTGTGCCACAATAGCAGACTTACCAACTCCCGGTCTCGCGGCAACAACTGTAATGTCTCCGCCTTCAAGACCGCCAAGGCAATCGTCAAGATGGTAAAATCCTGTCTTTACCCTGTCCTCTCCCACATCATCATTGAAGTATTTATCTTTGTTCTCTGATACGATTTGCTTCATCAACTTAGATTTCTTCAACTGATTAACTTGGATTTCTTCAAGCCTTGTAAGAACTTCCGCGATCGAATTATCAATATCACATGGTCTAAGGCTCACTCTCTGGAAAAGGCTTTTCGTTTCCCTTGCCCGCCAATCCTTAATGACTGCATCCGCATAGTTTTTCATTGCTGTCGATAACGGAGTTGCGGCAATACATTCCTTAAGCTCCCCGGCAATCATTTCCGGCTCCCATTTGTGGTTTTCAAGTGACTGAGACAGTGAAACGACATTAATGTTTTCTCCACGATCATACATGGCAAGCATTTCAGCAAAAGCATCTTGGCAAAATTCAGAGCTGAACATTTCCGGCTTCAATTTGTTATAAACCTTGTACATGGAATCATTGTCAATCAATACACATCCGATCACTCCAATTTCTGCTTCCGTCAACTGCTCTCACCTCGCTTTCGTTTCTCAACTTGACGAATCCAGTAATCGCAATCCTCTTTCAGCCAGTCTCCGTATTTTGGTATGTAGCGATAATTCGTATCATCCGGATTCTTCTCTATATAGTCAGTAACATATGCCACTGTAGCCTCATATATCAGCTTTGCAACGGCTTTCCTGTTCGGCTCGATAACTTCTAAAAGCTTGTCCATCCATGCTACCTTGGCAGACGTTAACGACGTTTTCTTTGGATATGCATTGATCGTGTATTCCCATCCCCATTCCGCGTCAAAGTCCAAATCAGATGCAGGCACGCTTTCTTTTGTATTTTCTTTCTCTTTCTCTATATCTGTATCTATATCTATATCTTTCTCTATATCTATCTCTACATTGCAATTTTGTTGCAAAATGTTGCACTCCGTTGCTCCACTGTTGCATTGCAACGCTTTTTGTGCATTTTCCCTAGATTTACGACTTCTTCTTGTACTTGCAGTCTCACTTCCTAGGTTATCTTGCACAAATGGCAACTTGTACTCAATGGAATCTGATGTTTCAAGCAATCCGCAGGAAAGAAGATACTGAATCGTTACTTGAACATTGATTTCGTCCTCGTCAATATCAAGGGCGATCTCTTTGTAAAATTCATCTTCCAAGCCGGAATACTCTAAGTAGCCGCCCTTTTTCAACGACAACAACTGCATCTTAAGGTATATGATCGTGTATGTATCGCCGCCTGCCATCCTTCGGAGTTTCTTGATTCGTTTACTGTCAAAGAAATCATCCATCAGTTTAAGCCAGTAATACCGCTTATTCTCCGCCATTTTCACTACCTCCAAGCAATTCAATAACCTTTGCCCCAGCATCTTCCGGGCGACAAAATACGAACTCAACGCCATACTTAAGTTGCATTGTCAACATAGCTTTTGCCAATACCTTGCCAGATGTCGGCTTTGTTTTCGGTAGCGGTACATTCAGCAATTTTCCAAGTGTGTGCATATATGCAATATTGTTATACCGGTCTACTCGAGGATTATGCCATGTAAATACATCATTGACGGAATACACCTTGTCTGTATTTTCAATAAGCACATATAGCTTAATTCCGTTGTTCTGCGCCAAAATACACTCGTCACGGAATCTCGGATGTGCTTTTCCACAGATATTCCCTACAATTTCCTGCATGTCCTTTTTCGTGTCAACGGAAACATCATATGTGCCAAGAAAATCCATCTTTTTAAGTTCCATTTTTCTAGCTGATTTTCTATGGATAACATCCGCTACCTTGTCTGTGGCAATTATGTAATCTCCAACCGGCAATGGTGCACGCAAGACTTCCATATCGTGGCTTTTGAAATATCTATTCTTAAGGATATGCAAGCCCTCTTTCTGTCCTTTATCCTCAATTATTAACACGTATTCTCCTTTCTGGCGGTCACTTTCAGCAACCGCCAAAGGTATCTCATGGCTTTCAATTTAGTTTTTTGTGATATATTAAAATTCCTTGCCAAAACATCAGATACAGCATAAATTGGTTTCTTTTAGGTAAATACCAAGGTGTTGCAACCTATTTTAATATTCAAGATTGAATGTAATTCTTGGGTTATATACGCTACCCTCGCTATCGTCGATTTCATAAAAATCGACATCTTCATCGAACTCTGCAGTTACGGTTGCTTCCTGCGTGTCGTTCTCATTGTTCCTGTCAAATTCCGCTTCAACATCGGTATCGAATTTCGCTTTTACATGGAACTCCACTTCTGTATCTGGCTTAAACTGCACCAGATCTTAAATCAACTCATATACTTTCATGCCGTCTCCTTTCAGAACGGACAAAGGTTCATATCAACCTCTAATCCTTTTTCTGCAATATAAACATTTGCTCCATATTTAACTGTTTCTTCTGTCTTTTGTTTGAATAATGCCGAATCTGCTGATTTATCTGATAAGTGAATTAGAACGACATTTCGCAATGCCGGATTATCGTTAGTAGAAATAAAGTCAAGTGCCGTTGGTAAGCTCATATGACCTCTTAATCTGTGTTCGTAATTTGGCTCTTCTCGGTTCACAAACTGCATATCATAGTTGGCTTCCACCATGATGTGATTAACACCATTAAATCTCCATCTGACGTATTCCGTGTCTGTTGCATACACCAAGCTGCCAATATCCGGGTGTGTGATGTAAAATCCGTAGCAGGGGCACTCTGAACCGTCTCCGTTGTTGTGTAGCCATCTGCCGGACTTATCCCGGTTTTCAAATGCTCGTATGCTAAAGCTTTCTTTCCCAAACTGTAGGATATTTCCATCTATCAATTTGAACGGCTCCCACACTGGAATACCGGCTCTAACATACTGAAAGAAGTACTGATGATGGTCTGAATGTATGTGGGTTGTGATTACTGCTTTAATCTTTCGCACATTGAAATCCAGTGCTTTCTTAACTTCCATAAACGGCAACCCTGCTTCAATAATTAACGCTTCGCTTTCATTTTCCAGTATGTAGCAATTACCGGATGAACCAGAGCCTAAGGCTTTAAGTTTCATACCTCTTTCACCTCAATTTTCAAATATGTGTTTATTATCGATTATCCAAGGATGTTTCGTGTAGTCTATATGGCTTGCCGCATTTGCAACTGTTTTCCGTAGCATCTTTAAATGTTCCTCACAATGCTTTCTTCCAGATACCGCCGGTCTACCACAGATTATGCACAATCCTTTATCCTCCCGGTACTCCCTTTGGCTTGTGGACTTCTCGCACGAACGCCTCTTTGCCAAACACCTGTTGCATAAAACAGTTCCGCATACTGCATTACGTTTTCCACACTTCACGCATATTCCACTGGACTTATTCATGTAATATCTGGTACGGACTCTTTCTTTCCGTGCTTCTGCCTGTTCCGGTGTTTCCCTTGCAAGTCTCTTAGCCTCTACCTTCGCTTTCTTCTCCCGGCACTCAGCGCACATTTTGTACTGCGTTCCCAATATGCCTTTGTGACATCTGGAGCATATACCAAGAGATACATAAGGGTCTTCCGCTTTTTCTCTCATTCGGCATCCTCCAAAAACCATATTCCTTCCGGTTTTAAAAAGTTGCCCTGAACAATGTTCTTTCTGAATATACTTTCTGCTGTCGGTGCAAGATCCGTAAGTCTCTGTATGCTCTCTTCTATGTTGTCTGCCAGAATATCAATGCCGAATAATGTCTCTGCAGCTTCCGTTTCAGTCATTCCTATTGACAGTTTCCGTTTCAAGATTTCCACAAGGAAATTTCCAGTACCACACGCAGGCTCCAACACTGTTCCTCTCCAACACTCTGCACCACCATTTTCATCTTCCAACATATTGCACATCTTTTGTACCATCCAGCCCGGCGTATAAACTTCTCCAAACTTTTTGACGCGTTCTCGGCTTTTTGTAATTTTTTCTTTCTGCCTATTTTCCATTTCTGTGATAAAACTCACTCCTCACATCAATAATCTGTCTTGTCTGTCCCAACAATGCCCGATTATGCTTTGCCCTCTGCTCATTGTCACAGATAAATTGCTTGCAAATTTCTGGTCGAACCGGATAGATTCTGCATTTCTCGCAACTCTTGTCCGTATCAAGAAAAGGACATGTCATATCATATGGTCGATTCACAGTAGGAAGCAGGTGCCTACACTCTTTGATATGGTTCTTACGGATATATCTGTGAATTGCATCTACTTCCTTTCTGCTCATTGGCAAAAGGTTGGAACAGCAGTTACCGCATTGGCTACATTTTCCATCTTTGCAGAAATTGTAAATGTTATCTTTCATGCCTTTCTGCACGGATTCTAAGACTGATATAACTTCCATAGGCTACTCCAATTCTTCCTCTGCCGGGAACTGAAATACTTTCATGTAATTCTGGCTTGCATATTTTTGATATTCTTCTCTAAGCATTTCCATGGCTTTCTTTGCCTTTTCTTTCGTGGAATATTTAGCTGTTATTGAAGTCTCATTGTCTCCGATTGCCTGCATCCGGACAAATGTTGCTTCTTTCGCCCTTGTATCAATAAAAACAATGCTATTTTCGTACGGAAAATCCAATGTGCCGTCCTGTGATATAACTCTCATGGCAACCTCCTAATCTTTCATAAAGTCCGGTACGTTCTCGTCATTCTCAACGACTTCTCCGGCTACTTTCTCCGGCTCTGGTTCAACTACTTCGCTCCCGGTCTCAATAGCTTCGGATTCAGCTACAACAAATGGCTCTGAATTGGCATTTTCGGAAATATCACGCTTGACCTGTTCCTGCAAATCTTCCATCGGATATTCCTTGAAATCGTTGTCCTGCATTTCCTCTTTCGTATATAATCCCATTGTCAGCTCCGGGCAATTCAGACTGGAGAAGAAAGATGCGGCTCTGTAACGAAGCATTAACTGTGGCATGGTTTTCCACTTACTACCGTTCTTACTAAGCCATCCCTCGGCTTTAGCCATTTCCATGTCCACGGTCATTCCCTCAACTCTACGACCATTTTTCGTAGTCCAAGCAAGGCACGAATAAGGCTTGCCATCTTTATCTCTAGTTTCCTCAAACTGTAATTCCATATCGAATTTGCCGGAATTATTGATTGCCGCAATCAGAAACTTTGAACTCCAAGACGGTCTACCCTGAATCACATACAGATTCTGCATAACCATCAGTGGGCTTACTCGCAGTCTCTGCGCCTGCTCAATAGCAATCAGACAGTTTGCATCGTTCTTCTGGAATGTTGCCGGAACGATAGTTGAACTCGCCAACGCCTTTGCCATCTGCATAGCCATAATGAAATTATCTGATGTTCCAAAAATTCCAAGGCTATAGTCTGTAACCTTGTTGTTGCTGTGTGCAACCTCTGTCTTTTCCTCTTTCTTTTCCTCTGCCTTTGCTACTGCTGTGTTCTCTGCCATAATTATTTTTCCTCGCTTTCTTTCCTTATTGCTTTTTTAAATGCTCCATTTTTAAGAAATTTCAAAACAAGATTGAGTTGCATATTCTTGAAAACCTCTATGTGCTTTGTACTGTGATACCACATTACCCATTCCTGTTTCAAAAGTTCCTCAATGCTTGTAATCTGCTCACCCTCTGCGAATTTTCGCTGACTTAAAAGGTATTCCCTGTGTTTTTGAATGTTCTCGCATTTTGCGCACTCTTCGGAAGAATACCTTGAACAATGCTTTCCATTAAGGTTTACAGACAATGCACAATATCTACATGGATTAACTCTCATCGTCACCACCGCTTTCCGGTTCTTCACACTTCTTCACAACTGCCACCTTATCAGCACCGTAGGTTTCTACCCACTTCATATCCACGGTTTCATCCGTAACTGTCAGCTTCGCACATTTGGCATTTACAACCGTGTCACCGGCTTTTACATCGTCTGATGTAGCAAATATATATGACCGGATCTGGTTTGGATATTTTGCTTTTATGTAATTCATTCTGATACCTCCTCAATCTCTCCATTTTCAATCGTATACCAAGTATCCGGCTTGATATTTTCCCCATCAACCTGCACCATCTTTGCGCCGTTAAGAACCCATGCACTCTGGTTATTTCTGTCATATTCCGTATTATCTTCTGAACCAGTGTATTCCCAGTCTGCAAAAACAAGAAACGAGCCAATAACACCCTTTGCTTTTGATTTGTAACCCCAAGCAACAGCGACCGCATCTTTGTCTTCTGCCGAGGATGCTCCCTTGTATCCGGTTGCCGAGGATGCTCCGCAGTTTCCGGTTGCCGAGGATGCTCCGTAGTCTCCGGTTGCCGAGGATGCTCCCTTGTCTCCGGTTGCCGAGGATGCTCCGTAGTCTCCGGTTGCCGAGGATGCTCCGTAGTCTCCGGTTGCCGAGGATGCTCCCTTGTTTCCGGTTGCCGAGGATGCTCCCTTGTATCCGGTTGCCGAGGATGCTCCGCAGTTTCCGGTTGCCGAGGATGCTCCGTGATTTTCATCACTTTCAGCTTCCTTATTCACTCTTTTTACCGTATATTCGATTGCAGCTTTAACCAGTCCAGCAATGCTGATTTCTGCTCCGATCTTAATTTTTGTAGATGCTACCTTAGTATCATCATTATGTTTCTGGATTTCTCCGCTCTGCTCTACCTCGTGGTATACGCTTTCATTTGGAGAATAATAATTCAAGCAATCCAGCGGATACTCGCAAGCGTGAAATCCATGATCGCAAACTTCTACGCTTTCTTCCTCGTATTCCTTTCCCTCTTCGTACTGAAAGCCACGGCAAGTCATATCTTTATTAAATCCTTTGTAGGATTTCACAGCATTTCCCATCTATATTACCTCTCCTCCTGCCAACTTCTTTTCCTTTTCAAATTCTTCTTTGCTGCAAATCAATAAGCCGCCAATATAACCATCTGGGTTTGTAAGCAATCCTGTAACAATTTCATTTGGGATAGCGATTGTCACACTCCCCCATCCATCCCTGCCGCTATGAGCAGATTTAATATTCGACAATGGAGAAACCTTTAAGTCTTTGTTATTTTTCTGCGACATCCGTTCCATTATTCCTAATGTTCCAATATTCATCCTACACACCATCCACTTTCAACTGCTTGTCCGCTGATACGCTCAAAAGAATTAACTGTGCATCCATATCCGGCACATTGAACTCATTCAGCGATTCCGCGTTATCAACGAAAATCGGTACGCTTACACCGTATAACTCGCTAAGAGAACGGATAATATCAAGTCCGGCTACGATTCTATGACCACTGTTTAAAGCCGAATACGGAACGCCATTCACAGTACACTCACAACAATCTTTCATACCGCCATTTAACTGCATTTCAAAGAGTTTGAAATTTACGGTCTTGAAATGGCTGTTAATAGATTCTGAAACCTTATCCAGCTTGAAACGAATGAACTCTTCCAAGAGATAAAGCATCTGTTCCTGATCGGCAACTTTCTGCCCGATTTCTTTCTGCTCGTCACGAAGCGTTTCGATACGATCATCAATCGCCACATTGTTAGCCGCCTGCGCAATAACCTTGTTCACCTCTTCAAGCTGACTCTGCAGATCGGCTTTCTCGGCTTTTAAATCAGTAACAACCTTGTCTGCGCCCTCGGATTCAACCTTTGCAATATCAGCAAGAATCTTGTCATGCTCTGTTTTCAGCTTCACATACTCTTCATTCTGCGAATAATCAGCTTCTGCCGGGATCTCGGATAACTGCTTTGCATAATCATTCTGCTTTGCAAGTGCCTTGGATTCCTGCTCTTTGAGTGCCACAATGTCTTCCTGCAACTTGGCGTTTTCCTTTGTCAATCGCTCAATATCAGCCTTGCAAGCGTTGCCCTTGTCAATCAGACCTTTAAGTTTTGCGCCCTTTGCATCATCAAATGCTTTGCGTGCATCCTCTAACTGCTTGGTGGCACGTGCCTTGGCATCTGCCTTTTTCTGCTCAAAATCAGCCTTAAGAGACTCAATCTTATCCTGCGGCAACTTCTGACCACATAAGGAACAAACCGTTGTAGATTCATCAAATTTCCACTTGGATTCGTCAAAGAGATATGGCATTTCATCAAATGCCTTGGAAAATTCTGCATTGTATTCAACACCAAGATTTTTCCGCTCTGCATCTGTATCGGAAATTGTCTTCTCATTTGCCTTGATCTGATTTTCCGCAGACTGAATCTGATTATGTAAGTCATTGAACTCTCGTGTTGCATCATCCTTGGCACTGTCAAGACCTCTACGTTTTGCGGAAAGTTCGTCATTCATGACCTGCATAATGCCGGACATGTCAAACTGTAACTGCATTTCCTTACTTCTTAAATCGCCCAATGCGCTACCTGCATTCTCCATTTTCTTGTCACATTCAGCGATTCTTCTTACCAGATCTACCTTTGCAAGTTCCTGCTCTGCCACGTCAACGTCAACCTTGGATTTCTCGGCTTCATCAATACGCACCGGAATTTCAGCCTGTTTCTTCTTCCACCCGGATAACGCTTTGGAAAACTTAGCACGGATATCATCTGTGGACGGTGCTTTCTCCAACTCGCCGAGTAATGGGGCATACTTAGCATCTGTCTGCGCCAGTTCAACATCCGATACATCCGTTGCAAGGCGCATCAGAATATCGCGCTGATCTTTCCATTTCAGAGAAGAAAAATACTGCGGATTGGTCAGCATCTTAAACATATCCTCGCTCTGTGCCAGATTTGAAACATAGGCTTTGAAATCAGCTTCACTCTTCGGATATCCGTCAATCTCAAATGAATTGACATTGCCTTGCAAAGTAACGGTGTCGGTTCCACGCTTCTTAACCCAATTCTGCTTCTGAACCTTTGAAAGTTCCACTTCTTTCCCATCAACGTCAATAACTCCCACAACCTTAATTTCCACGTTATCAATGCGGTGTCCGTCCTTATCCAATGGTCTGACATTGAATTTTTCCTCGCCGGCACTGTTCTTATTAAACAGAAGCCATGTAAACGCATCGAAGATAGTTGTCTTTCCTGCGGCGTTCTGTCCTTTAATGCTTGTCTTATTGGAGAAATTCACATCAAGGCTCTTAATTCCCTTGAAATTCTCCATATGTAACGATCTAATTTTCAGTTTCATTTTCTTTCTCCTTCCACTCTTTATATTTTTTAAGTGCATCTTCAAAACATGCTTCATCGTCAACATATCCAAGAGCTGACTCTATAATTTTTGAATTAATAGTTGTTCCTTTTTTCCCCATCAGCTCAATGTCTCTTTGGTGTTCATTTGCAATAATGGCACATGCTGTATGAACTTTCGTCCTGCATGCAACCAGCTCTGCATATTCCTCAACGGAAATTGTAACGGTATTTTCTGCCATCTTAATTTTCCTCCTCTAATACATTAATTTTGCTCACAGACACCTCATATGCTGTTCTCTGCTCTTCTGTTCCATCTTCGTGCATCTTTACATATCCACGACTCTGAATACGTCCATTGATCTCAATATGAGTTCCTACTTCCAACTGACCAACAAATCTTGCATTTCTACCCCAAACAACACATGGAATATAATCTGTTTTTCCATAGGAGCGGTTGACTGCAAGTAAAATGTCTGCAATTTCTCTTCCAAGCGGTGTCTTACGGTAGATTGGATTCTTGCAGATAAATCCATGCAAATATAAGTCATTTCCCGCAGTTCCATCTTCAACAAGTTCAATCTCCTGTGCAAATACTGTGATAATCAGTCTATTTTTTCCACCATCATGCTGGTTGAATGTTCTAACGCTTCCGCGAATAGAAACCATTTCTCCTGTTAAATTACTGGTTACATCAATCAGTCTTTCGGAAACAGTAACCGGGAGAATATCATTGAATCCGCTGTATCTTTCTACCGAAACCTTGAAGTTGTAAAACTTTTCTCCGTAAACCTCATGGCTGTATGCAAAATTACTTGAAATTTTTCCGCAAATTGAAATAATGTTGTTAATGTCTCTTTTATCTTCCATCTTCGTTCTCCTTATTTCTGAAATTTTTCTTTAATGTTTCAAAATGGTTCTCATTCTCCACATATCCAAGAACAGTTTCAATTAATCCTGCATCAAAACAACGTGCTTTTTCCCCACGAACCGCAATACAATTTTCATGCTCTGCCGTTATAGCTCCATATGCAATATTAATTCTTACCCGGTACTCGACAAGCTCTGCGTAGTCCTCAAGAGGTATCGTAATCATCGTTAACATCCTTAGTCCTCCTCTTCCGCTGTAAAACATACAACTGCTCCATCGTTAATTACTGTAGCCTGTCCTTTTTTCTCGTGCATATCAATGCAATCCTGCACGGTAATAACGTCCATGTTCATGCCTGTACTCCTTTCTGTTCTCCAATAAATCGATTTACAAAATATATCTGTCCTTTCCCGGTTACTTTGGTTGTCCTCGTAATTCTTACAGAACCATCCGGGTTCTGCACGTTGCTTTCCTTTACCTCGAATAATCCCTGTTCAACATATCTCTGCTGTGGCATGTTTTTCGATGAACCACATTTAATAAGGAAGTTATTCTCACGCAACCACTCAAACAACCGTTTCTGTCCTATCTGATAGCCGTTCTGGCAAATCAGCTTTGCCAAGTCTCCAATAAGAATTGATGTGTGACTTGCCGACACCGCATCTGCAAAGATTTCTTTCGGTTTCATCCTCTGATTTTCAGCAATCAGCCTTGTGTTGTTTTCCTTAAGGCTGTTGATTTTCTCGTCAGCCATCTTTAACGCTCTGGCAAATACCTGCTCTGGTGTGTTCCACGCCTTTTCCAAGTCGATAAGGTACTGGCGGACTGCTTTACCCTCTGGTGTTCTCTGAATCATGCAAATCTGCTTTGCCATGTCTACAGAAATATCAGCATCTTTTGATGGTCTACCGCCCTTTTCGGAGGTTTCGCTCAATTTTGAGCAAAAGTCTTTACCCTCTTCAAAGCCATATTCACACATTCTCGGGAACCAATCTTTGAATGCGGTTTTAATATGTAACTGCTCGTGCAGTTCTCTTGCCGATACTGTCTGTGTATCAAAATTGACTTTCACTAACTCGTCCGTTTCCTCCAACTCCTTTCCGTGTTATAATTCCCTTATCATCAAATAAGGGAGGTGCTACAATGATTGAAAAGACAATTCATGACTTAGCTGTCACATATGCCAGTTCAAAACTTTCAGAATATGAAATTGACAAACGCGAAGCTCCACTTTGCGGAAATACAGAAATGTCATCCGAAGAAGTTCTGTATTTAAAAGCGGCATACGATTTTGCTGTCAAAAATCTTTCGGAGTAGGTTCGTACCTTTCTCCAACCATTGCATGAGAAACAGCTTCTTTTATCACTTCATGCTGTTTCTCCTCTGAAACGGACTGCTCAATGCGTTTTAGTGTACCGTCAATACTATTTAACGTGTTGAGCATTTCTTTTAAAATTTTCACTGCATTTCTCCTTTCCAGTAACTCTTTAAGTTACTTTCTTTGCAAAAAAAATATCCATTGGATTTTGGATGTGAAGATTATCAATCATAACCTGAATTTCGTCACTTCCAAAAACGCCCTTACTCATTCTCATATAAAATGTTTTTGGCGTAACTCCAATCATTTCCGCAACATCAGCCTGTGTTTTGCCATTTTCAGCAATAACGCCGCGAAGTTTGTTTGTATCAACCATCTTACTACTCCTTTCTAACTTCGTAACTTTTGAAGTTACTTTCATTATATTCCATTTTGGTAACTTGTCAAGTTATTTTTTTCTTGACGAGTAACTTTTTTGTGCTATAATAAAGTTACCAATAGGAAAGGAGGGAAACTCAAATGACAATCGGAGATAGGATAAAAAAGCAGAGAGAGCTTTTAGGTATTTCACAAGTAGAGCTTGCAGAGAAAATAAAAGTTTCAAAGCAAACACTATATAAATATGAAAACAACATTATTACTAATATTCCAAGTGATAAAATAGAAATTATTGGGAAAGTTCTTGAAGTTTCTCCATCTTATTTAATGGGTTGGGAAGATAATTTAGAAAACGCACCAGATATTCTTCCAGACCTTATGTCGGATAATGAATTGCTAGATAATTTGAAAATGCTAATGGAACTTAGCAAAGAACATCGACAGACTATATTTGACAATATAACCTATTGGCATGAAAAAGAGGGGCACTAAATGCCCCACTTTTTTTTGAATGAAAGTATTGTGTTATATAAAAATTTCAAAAATCGCTCGTTGTCGCACTTAACGACCATTTCAGTTATTTTTTCCTTGTAAAACGCTGTTTCCTCATTGCACTCATTTTCCCCCATATTGATTTCCTCCAATCATTCCGCACTTCCGATAGCGATACACAAATTATAGAACTTATGTTCGATATCGTCAACCCCATTTGACAAATTGCTACAAATTACAAACTCGTTTGTAGTTGAGGGACAAGAAAACGCCTTATCCCGCCCCTCAGCCAGAACTTGAAGTGCCCTTATCGGACAATTTTATTTTACAAATTTTCCCGCAAACATTCAATTTCTTTCGGTCGCAAGTTTCGACAGGTAAATTTATTATTGTCACAGAATGTCGATTGATTAGTTTAAATTTTGTTAAAAAATTAATTACTGGTTGAAAATTATGCATCTGCCAGTTATCTGTGATGAATTTTAAGTGCATAATTTTCCTTTCTGCCCGTAGGCTTTATGCAAAAGAGCCGGCTACACAACACATGGTCATGTAATCGGCTCTTAGGCTCTTAATTTTATTATATTTCTACATAGGTTTTCTTTTGTGCCAAGTTGTCCGCTTTATTCGTAAAACAGAAGTTTAGGGAAATATCAAAAGCAAGACGGTGTTTATATGGCGGCGATAAAACCCTATGATTCTCTTAAGGTAACCATAAAATTTAATAAGCAATATATAGACACACCAATATGCTCTTTAACACCAAAGCAATTCGGATTCGAAATGTCTATATATGATGTCGAATACAATAACTATGGCATTATGTTTACTATTAAAAACAATTATGCAGAAGAACTTACATTTTCCGTTATTTGGCAAGCGTTCGGGAAAATACTATAGATTAGTACAATCCACTTAACACAACTTGTCTAAGTCCAGTACCAACATATAATGCGACATGTGTATTGTCTACATAGCAACATAAAACGCAATATTCAAAATTTTTCCAGGCGTTTGCCCAAACACCAAATGTTCTTTGATCCGTATTGCAATCTTTAAAAAAATCATACGCAATAATATTACTTGCTATTTCAGAATAATTCTCATCTCTAACTTGAAGTTGGAGAAATTTATATTTTGTTACATCGGCTATTTGATACTGTGTCCACGTAGCATTATTACTAAGAGAAGAAACGAGAACATCGTACTTGCCTTTAAAACTATTGCCTAAACTGCTGTTTAACGATGATATCGCCCCTGTACAAGTACCATTCCCAATCTTAGAAATGTCTGTCGTTCCAAGCATTTTATAGAGATACCGCACATTCTTGAACATCTGTGACACCTTTTTTAAAATAGAAGAATGTTTTTCGCCACTTGATAATTTTGATACGCTTGTCCATGCTGACGCTGATCCGTCTGCCACATCACTACTCGTAAAAGTTGCTGTATTCTCTGCTGTATCTCCACCGGTTGCCACTGCACCGACGTTTTCTGCTGTCAGTACCACATTTCCCCGACGGTATGATTTTTCTTTCACACCTTTCACGCCAGTAACCGGCGTACCGGCAAGCACATCCCACTTTTCATCCGATGTTTTGTAGATGTTTGCTCCCGCAGGGACTGTACTGCCCGCTCCCTCTTTAAAATCATCCGTGGTGGTAAATTCATCTGAAATATTGTACATCCATCCGGCATTGACATCCGCAAGTGCCGGAAGATCTGCAAATGCAACTGTTCCGTGTGGCTGCAATCCACCTTTAAGTCCTTCTGATATGTCTTTTGCCTGCTGATAGTAATACTTGGCATTGTCAGAATCCTCGCCCTCTCTGCTTCCTGTACCACCAACAGCATAACTCTGTGCCTTGGTTGCACTTTCTTCTGCAGATTCCGCTTTACCGATGATCTCCGCAGCCTTTTGAGTTGCAATATCTGCTTTTTCGGCTGCTGTATCAGCTGACTGACTGGCGGACGATGCTTTCTCCGTGGCTGTGGCGGATGATTCACTGGCGGATGTCTCACTGACTTTTGCGTTGCTTTCGGATGCCGCTGCCGCCGTAGCTGACTTCGCTGCCGCTGTCTCGGACGCCTTGGCATTGTCCTCTGATTTTTTTGCCGCTGTTTCACTGGCTTTTGCGGCATTCTCACTTGCTTTGGCGTTTATTTCAGACATTGCCGCTGCCTGCTGGCTTGACTCTGCCTTTGCTACTTCCACCTTAATTTTTGCAAGATAGTTTGGCTCCAAGTGTTTTTCCTCGATGCTACCCTCTTTGACGATGGCAGACACTTTTCCATCCTTATCAATATAAAAAGCTACCGTATCAGAATTAAGGAACTCATACTGTGTAATCAGTGCCGACAGGTCTATGTACTGCTTCGTACCATCGATCAGAGTCAAAATAATCTGCTGTGTAGTCGGGTTATAATCGAAGTTGATCGCGATCTTCTCCATCTGCGTATCGATCATAACTTTGGAACCGTTCTTTTTCGTGATTGTGATAATTCCCGTCGATTCCTCGAATGTCACGTCTGCAACAAGAGTTGCTACCTCTGTTTTCGTGGCTTTTGTGGTATCAAGAGTGATTACACGATCATCAATAACGCCAATAGCTGCGTCCATTTTGTTAAGATTGCTTTCATTAAGCGGTGTTTCATCACTCGGGTAATTCTCCCAATTAATAGCACTATGCGCTTTGTTCATGGTCCTCACTCTCCCTTTCCTTTGCAAGCTTCATCTGCTCCCGTTCGGCTATAACATGTCTGTTTGCTTCTTCCTTAATCTGCTGCAGAATATCCTTAAACACTAGGTACTTAGCTTCGATTGGGACATCCTCACACAAATTTGCATAATTTATAATGTCGTTTTCAAATTCCCGAATTTTTGCATTTATCATAGATTTTCCACCTTTTCCTTTAACTGTTCTATCTCGTCATGCTGCAACTGCACTGTGGCAACCAGATCAGCAATCAGTTCCGTATATTTCAGTCCGTAATACTTTTTCCCATTGCTGTCTGAAAACGTTTTTGGACAAATATTCCACCCTTTTTCCGCTTTTTTCAAAACATCCTGTGCAATAAATCCATGATGGAACCCATCTTTTTCGAAATTATAACGATACGATTTTGCTCTTAAAGAATAAATAAACTCAGATGATTGCTTTTTGCTTAAATCTAAAATTGTGTTTTTTATTCTTTTGTCAGATCCATTAATTACTCCACCTCTGAATCCACCTACTCCGGTATCTCCGTCTAAATGGATCATCATGTGGTCATTATCGTTTGCGCCTTTATGCAATGAAACCTGATTATATTGAACCGTACATTTATGAACAGGACTTTCAAGCGTCCCTTCCACTGTTCGAAATCCATCCGTTCCCATCTGTACAAGTGTTCCACTGCGTTTAAATTCAATAAGGTTTTCTACAGACTCTTCCGCTTGAATATGCATATATCCCCCGGTCATTTCCATAGAACCTTTTAATTCAAGCAGTTTTGCTTTAATTTTGATACCCTCGGCTGACTGGTTGATTTCTGAAATGACGCTGTCTTTTGATACTTTCAAGCTGATCTGCTTTGATGACTGCGTAATCGTACTGGACGCACTCGATGAAAGCTGCTTAAATTTCTTTATCAGAGTCCATTTGTATTTTCCACTGCTTATTCCACCATCTGGTTCGCAACCATAAAACTTTCCAGTATTCTGATCCAAAAAACTGTGTCCAGAATAATACGAAGATGCAGGGTATGTATCTTGTGGATTCCCGAAACCACAATGTGTAACGTCATAATCTTCGGTATCCCATACTGTTAAAGAAGCACTGACTTCTGACCGTATCTTAGTTGCGGTCACCTCTATCTCTCCGGACAAATCGCCCTCTGCTTCGCTTGCTCTCGTAACTTCCGCTGTAATCTTGTCCTCATTAATTTTAATAGCTGCTGCAAGTTCAACTTCCTGCCCCTGTGCTCTTTTTACTTCTGCTGTAATACTGCTCGCATTTTGCGTGATTCTCGATGATAAACCATCCGTTGTATTTTTAACTTCTGTGCGAATTTCGGTTGCGGTCTGCGTGATCTGTGACTGCAATCCCTTCTCAACATCAGTTATCGTGCTCTGTGTCTTTTCAATGGTTCGCTCCAACACATTGCTCTTGCCTTTGAGCTTTAAAATACTTTTCTGTATTCCGTTCGCCCCGTTTGTCCGGTACTCTTCCCCATCCGCTTCCAAATCATCACGCAAAGCCTGTATACCTTTCAGGGTTCTTTTCAGAATATAGGACTCAATCAGTTCATATCTGGTCGGCAGCCGCACTGCATCCCCGACCTCAAGACACGGATTTCCTTTGCAGTCCGCTGTAAACGGGCGGTAAACAATCCCTCTGATCTTGGAAAGGATATTTTTTGCAATGCCTTTCAGTTCTTTTGTGCCTTTGCCATATACAAGAAAATTATCCTCGATCACATAGGCATTGTCTCCGGTACCCACAATCACACCGATATCATTCTTCTGCTCCCGGATCTGTAACTTATTGATTGTTTTAACAAGAAAATCTTCATACTCAGCCGTTATATATAAATCCTTCCCGATACGGTTGCTTTTCGGATCTCTTGGATACAAATTATCCGCCGGATAAAGATCATTCCTTGGATATAATCCCTGTATCTCCTGTTCCAGATAAATATAATGAAACTTCCCGTCACGCCCCATGTGCCCCATACAGCCATTGAGCTCACAAATACAGGACAACACTTCCTTGCCGCTCATAGATTCGCCTATGGTGCTCGATTCCTCTGTATCAGAACTTGTCTCACTGGATGGCGTGACTGCAACTGTTTTTTCAATAGACATGCCGTCATTAACCAGTATAATGTCAGCCTGCTCAATCCCGAAGTGCTTAAAAAAGCTGTCCCGGAATTGCTTCATTGTGACCGGATCATAAACTGTAACAGTCGTAGTTTTTCCATCTTTATCTTTCTGCTGCTCTTTATGGGATGGAAAGACAGTGTTATACCATGCTGCCACATCTGCATTTAAAATGTCATAAAGAGCATCATATGCGACAACATCACGGCACGTCCTGTCTGCCGTAGGCGTATCAGAATCAACCTTATATCTCCCGAACTGAAATGGAACATCTGTATGTCCACCAAGAGACATCCTTACTGTCATCCATCTGCCCTTCATTGGCAAAAATGTATTTGACACCGTGAATTTAATCATGGCGGCTTCGCATGATCCAAACGTCAATTCCTGTTCCGAACACAAACTTTCTGTCAATTCGAATTTTTCTTGGTGTAGTTCTGTATTTGTGATATTGATTTTTCCGTCATCAGATACGATGGATAATTGCTTATCGACCGTATCTTTTTTGAACAAGTCGCCATATTTATAATTAACCACCATACACACCCCCTATGAAAGCAAGCCGAACTGAATTGTAACGAATTATTCCATCATATGTTCCGTATATCGTAGGCTGAAAATCTGCCATATAGCCGTACTGCGTCACATAATCGTCATATTCCGGGATATACGCTGTGATATAGCATGCTCTCCCTGTCGCATTTGTGAACTGGCTTCGAATATTGTTTAAAACCTCACTAAAAGTCTTATTTGTCAGCATTGCCCGTGTTTCAAACTCAACCTTTAATGCCTTTAACTCCACGGCATTTCTATGCAGATAGCCGTTGGCGTCTGTATAATCGTCCAAATCCTGCATGTTGACATATGGACTGTATGTTTCTGCTTTCATAAACGACATCGGCACTATGTAATTGCCAATCTTTAAAAGCCATCCGCTGTATGCCATATTTCCACCACCTAACTGTTTGGGTTTGCGGCTGTCTCAAATGACAGTCGGTAAAATTTGTACAAAATACCACCTACCACCAATTTGATAGATGTCACTTCTTTTTCTTGATCTATTTTGTAATTACTTCGATATTGGGCGATTTAATCACAATTTTCTCCGGTGTGTGAATTACTTCCGTGTTCCCATACGTAATCATGATCTCTAATTTGTTCATAAAATTTCTCCTAAATTTCATACTCCGGGTATGCTGCTTCCCAAACATTCCTATGGTAGGTATTTACCTCTCCATAATTTGCATCAAAAATCTTTTTCACGCCATATCCAAGTTCAATGCTCTTTTCTTTGAGTTTTCGCCAATTAAATGTTTTCCAGTCCACACCGTTCATTGCTGCAACACGCTTAATAGAATACCAGTCTTTGCTATAATCAAGTTCCTGCTGCAGCTTTTCATTCTCCTGTTCTGCAATCTGCCTGCGCTCTACTTCATCCGCATATGCCCGAAGTGCCGATGGAAAATCTTTCGGGACCTGTCCTCTCTCCATCTCATCAAACCGCTTTACATACCTTGCAGTAAATATGATTCCTTTTTCACCATTAAATTTGTTGGCGAGGAAATCACACCCCATTTTGGTGACTTTATAGCATTTATTTTCCTTGCCGCTTGCGTCTTTGTAGGTGGATGGAATAAAATAATCACTGACAACAATTTTGTTGTTAGTTAATATCTGTATAATTCCAACCTGTTTTGTGCTTCCATCTTGGTTTTTAGTTCCCTCTAATTTTCTTAAAATTTGCCAATGTTCCAGTTCCATCATTTCAGCAATTTCAAGTGTTGTTATCGTGTTCGTATTGTTTTCAAATCCAATTTCATCTTTAGTCATAAGAGCTGTGTATGCCATATTTTCTATCTCCTAAATTTCCGAGCCTTACATTTCGCAAGGCTCAACCTTTAAATTCACGTGCGTTAGGAACATACCCTAACAGGAGTCGCACGCTATATATTTAGTAAGATTGTAATTTCCCGTGACGAAATACTGGAATAGCCCCAAATTTTCTGGGCTAAGCGGACAGGTAAGTTATATCTGCAAATTGTTCTATTCTATTTTTGCAATCCCTATAAATATCCTTGTAGTGCATACCCATTGACATATCAATTCTAATAGTCTGCAAAATAATGCTTTCCACAAGGGTTAGATTATTGAGATCTGAAACTGTGATATTGTCGCGATTTCCACCAATTACTGATTTTGCCAACTTGGTATATGTCACATACAGTTTATCTGAATGCGTACTTCCTTGTTCTTTGGCATAGTCTACAAGAAGTTTAATCACATCAGTTTCTTTCAGCCGATTTTCTTTATTAGCAATTCTTGTTTCGCCCCATAGTTTCGATTGCTTTTCAAGAATAAATCTGCGCATTGCATAAAACTGTCGAACCAACTCTTTCTTAAACTTCACAACTATTTTTGAATTTCTCAAAAGAGTTATAACAAATGTTGCTTGTTCCTCATTCAAATAATAAACTCTTTCAGGCTGCCCCCTTTTCCCCGATTTTAAATCGGAGAAATCAATATTGCCAAAGTCTAAAATATCTTTCTCATATTTTCTGATAATAGCAACAACAGATTCATGTTGGTTATTTGTTCCATCTGCAATCACTTTGCTGTTTGTAAAAACATCGTTTCCTTTGAGTTCCACCAATTCATACATACTCTTTTCCACCTTTCTTTCGCTACTGTCATTTGACAGGCAGGTTTAAATTTCATTTTTTTATTTTTCTTATGCAGTTTGAAATAAATAAAAAGACCACCAAAGACTGAATTTCTTCAATCTCTGGCGGTCACGAATCCGCACCTATTCCTCATAGGCTTGCAGGACGTCCTAAATTCTTTAGGTCTTACCTGCGTGATTTTTAATTATTTTGTATTCTATACCATATGCCAAAATCTGTCAATCAAATTCCAACCTCTGCTGCATATTGGCATCGTCAATCTGTTCCTGCAAAAAATACGGCGTCTGATAGGCATTTATCACTTCCACTGCCTTGTCGCACTGGTTACGCTTGATGCTCTTGTAAGACCGAACACCAAAGTTGTATTTCAGATTGGCATACAGATTGTTGTAAACCTTTTGGCGCAATCCACGGTTGCTGTATGCGCTCGACTGTTTTCCTCCCATGATTGAAACGCCTTTCTTTCTGACAGCTTCCGTAATGCGGTCGGCTTCCACCGGAAGTATCGGTAAGTCCATCTTAAGGCTTTCCAAATCCGCCTTGATTTCGTCGACCTCTGCTTTAAGCTCCGTGTGCCCCTGTGCAAGCAATGCAATCTTCCCGTCCGTGGTCTGCGGCATCATGTATGTACCAGTCTTTCTGATGCTCGGTAAAACTTCATCAAATATCCATTTTTCCAATTTGTCAGCTTTATCTTTTATTTCTTTACTGTTACCCTGTTGACCAGCTTTAATAATCAATCGGTAAATATCTCCTTCCGGAATAAGAGGTTCTGCATATCCACCATTATTTTTAAAGCTATCCTCGACCAGGACACCCTTGCAATTATCCGAAACCGCCTTTCTTGGTCTTTTATACATAAGCATCGAAGCTATATCTACTCCAAAAAAGTATTCTTTTCCGTTTACTATAACCGTTCTCAAATCCCCTAAAATAGGATTGTTAAAAATCTGAATATTGTTCATCAGCAAATCCCCCATTTCTGCTTAAATGAAATAATTGTGTTCAAAATAAACTGCAAAAATTTTTCGTCCTGTATGCTCTGGATTTCCGTTATCAGCTGTTCTTTCATCTCGCACCGCCTTTCTTGTCGGATGCAAGGTTACTTGTAAAAATCCAGACACATCTTAAAAAGTGTTCGCTAAGTACATTCAGATTTTTGGTAATTGCTTCAATATAAAATTCTTTCATTATCTTGCACCGCCTTTCTTTACAAGGCGGTAAATACCGTCGTGATCTATTACGTCCTCATCATTCAAATCTGCCATAAATATTACAACGCCGCGCAACAATTTTTCGTTATCACATCGGATTGCAAGCCGAGAAAGCAACGATCTGTACTGCTCAATTTGGCTCGGTAAATAAGTTCCATCCTTTTTTATGATTTCATTTCTGAAAATGTCCTTAAGAATTTCGCTGGCAATATCAACCTCATCGAATTCGTTCGGCAGTCCGAGCAAATTCATGGCTGATGTTACCACTTTGCGAAAACCAATCGGAGAAAAATTATCAATGTCCGTTTCGGTACTCCAACCACGGTTATACTTCATCCTCTCGATTTCCACAACATGATTCACTTTCTCCATCAGCGCGTCACTATTAAGTATCGTTCTTACAATTTCTTCAATGCTTCTCATAGATTTTACCTTCCTTTCGTTTGCTGTTTGACAACCATTCCAAAAAGCGGTATAATCCATGTATCAACCGCTTTTGGTGGCTGTGTTGAATAAAGCGTTTAACTTGTCTAGGGTTGGAACGCTTTATTTTTTGTTGATTTCTTCTTTCACTTTTCTAATCCCCATGTTGATAACATCCGTTCTGCTTGTTTTTAACTTATCCGCACAATATTGCAAATCCTCTGCTTCTGCTTTTGTAAGTCTCAAATCAAGCCTAACATTTTTAGGATTATCAGTAAGTTTCTGTCCTTTTTTTAATGGAGACACATAATCACTTCCTCTCTTTTTGATTGCACGTGCAATCTTTATGCCTTAATAATACATGTACGTGCAAAGAAAGTCAATACTATTTTGAAATATTTTTCAAAAAAAGAAGCGCATCACTGCGCTCCCTCTTTTATACCCGCTTTGACTTATTATTCTATTTGTCTGCTCTTCCAGTAAAATATACTTCTGCATGATCGTATTTCCCATAGCAATCAAGCTGATCTGAAATAGTTTTCCCTGGTTTAATCTCACTGTCTGAATCTGTAATATATGTGCTGTTGTAATTTACCACATTATTACTACTGTCAAAAAATATTGCATACGCGCTTACAAAAAGCGCCGGATTTGTGCTGTTATTGGTCACGGATACAGTCACGTTTTCATCATTAAATGTCTGTTCAACGGATAAATCATTTACAACCGGTTTATAATATGGGTTTTCGTCATAATCTAAGGTATAATCCACCTTGTCAATTCCGGACACACTATCAAAATAGAAAACACCAATAGATGTTTCTCCTGCCCCCAATACATCAATGCTCATGTCGGCGGCTCCTATTGAATTCCCGCTTAAATCTTTGGCTGTAGCGTTTCCAGAAATTGCGACATCCGTGTTTGAATTATTTGTTACAATCAAAAAATCTAATGTGTCTCCTATTGTGTTTTCGTACAGATACTCTTTTACCAAAAAATCAGAATCAGAAACTTCTTCTCTTGTCGCTTCCTTGTTATCTACCGTACTAATAGAAGAAACTTTTTTATTTTGCTCGGTAGAATCAGCAACTGCATCGTTGTTTTCTCCGTTTCCGCCAAATATGGCAATCAACAGAATTACAACTATAACCACCGCAACAAACCACTTTGTTGCCCCACCCTGCTTTTTTCTGCAATTAGGGCAAATTTTTGCTTTAGCTGGAATCTCCGTCTGACAGTACTTGCATAATTTTGTTTCACTTTTTTCATTCATAGCTTTTCCTCCCACCACTTGTAATAAAATGATTCTACCACAAGCGGCGGTATTTGTCACTAGAAACTATATGCTTCTCTGCCCGTTCTATTAAAATATTCTCTTGCGTATTTTCTAGCACTTCTTCCTATCTGGTCTTGTGTCACACCAAATTCTTTTTCGAGGATTCCTTGCAATAACTGATTTTGCTGTTTAAGTAACGCAATTTCCTGCTGTGACGTACTGTATACAGCATCACGAATACCTGTGATCTCCTGCCCCCCAGCAACTGCTGTCTTTCCTCCAACTGTTCCAAGGATTTCCGGTACGCCGTTTTCTCCTGCCATAAACATGCTGTACTGTTTTGGAAAACCTCCTGCGGCGAACGTTGGGATTTTTCCAAGGTTAATATTGCCAGCTTGAATTATTTCTTTTCCACCAATATTTACAGAATCCCATGAAAAAGACAGTTTTGAATTAAGCCACGTTGCAAAATTATTCCATACCTGCTTAATTCCTGCAACAGCATTATCAAATGCCTGCTTCAATCCGTCAGAAATGCCACTGAATGTCCAATTATCTTTTGTAAAATACGGTTCTACATGATTTGTCCACCAAGAACCAATTCCAGATGTACTCCACCAGTTACTAAATTCGCCCCATTTTTCAGAAAGACCTTTTTTCATTCCGTCTCCCTGCTCATCCCATCTTTTTTTTGTAAACCATGGCTTCACATGATTTTCCCACCAATTATATATTCCGGTATTCTGCCACCAATCGGAAAACTCATCCAATTTAGCAGACAATCCCTCTTTTATTCCATTCCCTACTTCCATCCACTTTTTCTTTGTGAACCACGGGAAAATGTTCTCCTGAATGTAAGTTAAAGCTTCATTCCACTTTTCTTCTATTTTACCTTTTATTTCTCCTATTTCTGTCTGTATTGAAAGCTTTTTTTCTCCCCAATATTCTTTTACATCTTCCCACCATGAAGAAACATCCTCTAAAGTTGTTGTTAATTTATTGCGAACGGGTAGTTCTACATTCAATCCCCACCATTCTTTGACATTGTCTTTGAACTCGGAAATCTTCTCCTGTAAATTTGGAAGGACGACATCTGCTCGTAAATCTACATCATCTAATCCGTTTATATTCTTCCATTCATCTATCCACGCCTTTAGATCAAAGCTGTCAGGTACATTTAATTTATTAGGCATATTATCATTGAACTCATTTAATGCTTTTTGGAAATCATCTAATGATTTGTAATCTTCCTTTTTAGGCAGATTTTTGACAAATTCATCAACATTCATTCCATTTCCAATGCCTAATTTGTCCATCACAGTATCATGGCTCAAAACTCCACCGCCATATGCATTAATCCATTCAAACGGATTAAGAAGTTGTTTAAAACTTTCCTGAAGATATTGCAGAAAACCGCCTTTTTCATACGCTTTTTCTAAATTATTAGCATCTTTTTTTATGCTATCTTTTCCAACCGTAAAAGATAACGTTGCCACTACTACAGCAAGTGAAATAGGAATTGCATAAGAGAGCAATGATTTTACCGCCGTTGAACCAAAAGCGGCTGTGAATTTCGCTCCTATTAATTTTCCAATAGTCTCCTTGAGAAGTTTCCCTGTTAACAGTTTGCCTGCAAGTTTCAGAGCAAATGCTCCAAGAAGAATTTCAACTGTCTCAATATCAATGTTTGAAAGAAAATCTTTTACGCCTTTCCAAACATCAGACCACTTGATATTTTCTATCATGGTCTTAATCGTCTTGTAAACTCCCTGTACCCAAACATTTATATCTTCTGCAAGTGCCTTAAAATCAAATGTCTGGAAGAATTTATTTATTCCCTCTGCCAGTGATTTTCCAAGGTTTGACCAGTCAAATGTCTGGCCAAAGGAAAGTGTGGCATAAATCGCCGTATTCAGTGCCCCGGCAATCGTTTTTCCTACATTTCCAAACAGTCTCGGATTGATAAGACCATTAAGGAAATCTGCCAAGCCTTTGCCGAAATTTCTTGCCTTGGAATAAATCTTATCCCAGTTGATAGACTCCATAGCTTTTGATAAGGCATCACTGATGTATTTTCCAAGCTGTTTTAAGTTTTTAATATCACTTTCGTAATTTTTGAAAATAGTATCTGTCTTGACGAGTTTACCGCCACTGGCACCGCCTGATGCGCCACCGCCGCCGGAACCGCCCGAACCTTTTTTGCCAGAACCATCATTTGTGGTAATCAGTTTCAATTCATCAAACTGACGGACGCCCTTATTCATCTTGTCGATGTTCTTTGCCGCCTGTCCGGTATTGTCAGCAACATCGCCTGCGCTCTCTGCCGCATCTGAAAAACTATCCGCAAGACCTGCACCGGAATCCTCATATTTCCATCCGAAGATTGCGCCTAAAGCGTTTGTAACCTTTGTAACAAAGCTGATAACAACCAGTAAAACGGAATTGAGTGCTTTTACGAATGGTTTGAAAGCATTGATTAATGCTCCACCAATAACACTGCCAAGCTGTTCGAACGACTGTTTTAAAATTCTGATCTGGTTCGCCCACGAATCAGCAGTACGCGCAAAGTCTCCCTGTGCTGTCTGCGTATTGGCAAGGACGTACTGATACCGGAGCATTGTCTTTTCAGCCTGTGACATAGACTCGATATCAGAATCTAATCCCTGTTTCATCGCCCACTCTTTAAGGGTTGCCTGTGTAAGATCAAGACCGTAATCTCTTAATGGACGTGTCTGTCCGGTAAATATTGCAGCTAAATCCTGCGACACAACATCCTGATCTATGTTATACAGAGATGCCATATCAGCAGTTAATTTTGTTAAATTCAAAGACACATCAGCCATGGAATCAGACAAACCAATATAGCCATCTGTCTGCTTATTCAAAAACTCATTGGCTTTCTTTATCAAACTACTGTCAATTCCCATGGCTGTTCCCATTGCTTGGAATCGGCTTGCCGTCTGTTTCAATGTCAGTTCTGACATACCGAACTGACGTATAGAGTCCTGTGCAAAGTCATTGACTTTTTTTGACATGTCACCAAAAGTAACATCAACAACGTTCTGAACCTCTGTTAATGCGGATGATATGTCGATTGCATTTTTTATTCCTCTTATCGCTCCGTACAGACCAAGATAAATCCCCATAGAGGACAAAATCTGTCTTGTGAATGACTTGAGTCCGATCAATGCTTTTCCTGTGGATGTCTTAAATCCAAGGAAAGAACCGGAAAGATTACTGATGCTGTTATTTAATCCAGTAATCGCACCGCCAGATCTGTTTGAAAGATTTCCAAGTGCCTGTGTCATTTGTAAAATATTTGCGCTTACATTTGGTGCTTTTGAGAGTGTCTCAAACAGATATTTAAGGTTGTCAGCAAGCAAAGGTATATTTGTTACTGCACGTCCGCTTGCAACGCTTCCAAGCCTTGATATGGCTGTTACAAGGTTGCTCATATTGGTCATATCAAAATTCAATGCACCTATCTTGTTCATCTGGCGTACAAAGTTTTGTAACTGCGCAGATAAAGCCGGCAGATTCTTTGTCGCCTGTGTAGATGCCTTGCCACCAATTTTTGACAGTGCCGACACCATGCTTGTGAGTCCGCTTGTATCAACAGCTTTAACACTTGCTATTCCAGATGCAAGATCTCTCACAGCAGAAGATATTCCGTGGATAGAATTTGCATCAACACCAGAAAATTTATTGAGTGCCCGCACCATTGATGTGATTTCCGAAGATTTACCACCTTTGAACCCGGTAGCTGCATCGGAAATGCTTCTGATTCCGCTTGCAATATTTGAAAGTTTTGCAGTGTCAAACGATATGCTTTCCCGGAGCCTATTCATGCTGTTTACAAGGCTTTCTATGGAATTACTTGCTTTTGCAGAGTCAGCTTTGATTTTTATTTGTAATTCATCAATGTCTGCCATATATGCACCAACTTTCTATGCAAAATAAAAAGACGGTAGGCTGTGACACCTTACCGTCCTTGATCTACTCTTTTAATTTTTCTCTTGTAACCGGTCCGCATTTCTTATCTACTGTAATTCCGACTTTTTTCTGGAATGTTCCAATACCGGTCGCCGTATCATTTCCAAGAATACCGTCCACATTACTGTTTCCCTTTTTATCTTTTTCATCTAGGCATCCGTGATAAATAAGCTCCGTCTGAAGCCATCTCACATCATCCCCTCTCATGCAAGGGAATTTTTTCTTTAAAATCCTTACAGGTTCCGGGTATGGGTTTAAATGATCTTTTACATTTTTTCTAGGGTTTCCGCTTGTCACAATCGCTGTATGACCTTTGGTTTTTGTGACAAGAACATCTCCATTGTAAAGAACCATTCCTGCCGCATAACCTCCAATGTCATCAAACATGCCACTAGAAAGAAGTACAGATTTTTCATTTGCTGTGGTGAAATTTCCAACATCTTTTCCAGTTGCATGAATAATGCATGCACGTACCGTTGTGCCGCAATCTGCTTCTGTTTTTACTTTTGAATTAATACCATATTTGACAATTCCAAGCCGGTGTCCCTGACAGTAGCCAATATTATCATTATTGCACGCTGTAATCATTGATTCTGCCAGTTTATCCGCCATATCTTTTGTTTTTGGTCTTAACACATACCATCCTTTTTTATGAACATAAAAGTTTTGCATACTTACTTCTGTTCCGGTCTGATCTCCCGGTCTCCCACCGGTCAATTTCCCATTTTCATCATGTCTTGCAGATCCAATTCTCATATTTATACCTCCAAGTTCTTTTCTGGTTTTGGGTGGCTCAACTCATAGTTTGACTGCATGACTTTAAGTTTTGCCACAAATAGCTCTCTCTGTTTCTTTATTTCTTCTTCCGTCATTTCTGAATCATCTTTCCCTTGTTGCTCATTGATTGGTTTTTTAATATACTTTGATTTTGCTTTTCGTCCGGCAAGGCAATGTTCTACTGCCACCGATACCGCAGACAATCCGTATGTTCCAAACCACATCCACATCTCATTGTCTCTTTGCTTTTTATCTAAGTTGTAAGCATCCGCATAAGGCTGTAAATCAGCCGGGCAGGACGTGTCTATGTCACGCACGGTAAATCCATACCCTTTTGTAACTAAAAGCCAGAATGGGCGGATTTCCGCACAATATGTTCCCCATGTAAGTTCTCTCTGTTCTTCTACTTTTTCCTCGGAGTTTTCTTCTCCGCTTCTTTCTGATCTGCTTTGAGCAGTTTTGATAAAAAACCGTTTTCAAGCAGCTCCGCTAAAAGTGCATTGTAAAGTACCTGAACATCTGCATCTTCTCCGTCAAAGTAATCATCCAGCATGGCATATACTTTTCCAAGCTGCTGTTCCTTTTCTCCCTCATTGTCCGGATTGTATCCAAGTTCCTCTTTGTGAAACTTCTGCGCGCCTACAAGGATTAACTCTGGAAGAAATAAAAGGATTTCGTCAACCGCTTCGATATCTTCCATCTGGTCTAATTTTGCTACTTTCTTGATAATTCCGCTTTTCACGGTTGCTTCATATCCAAACTTGATCTGTAATTCTTTCTCGCCAAATTTTAATTTTGTCATTTTCTTTCCCTTTCTCCCTCTCATATAGGGAAAGGGCAGTCCGAAGACCGCCCTGTTCTTTTAAATTGTTTCTTCAAGCTCTGGCTCGGTTGTCTGGTTATCGTCAGCCGATCCAACCGAACTATTCGACTGACGTGTTATTCCCCCGGTGTAAAAGCTACAGCGGTGTCCATGCCCTTGTATTCTTCAATGGTAAGATTCATTTCAACCGTCAAAAGTTCGTTCTGACCAATCTCCGGCTGTGGAATCTGCTCTGGCGGCTGAGCCACAACAAAAAACGCGTCGGTAAATCCCGGGATAATAGTTTCAAACCACATTCTTTTCCCGCCGGAAAGCGCCTTATACGCCGTGATAAGTGCTTCCCACTCTTCCTTTGTGGCATCCGTAAGGTTTACCGTGATAGGGAAAGAGCCACCGGTATCTGCGCGCCCCTTTACATATCTGGTAATAGCATCTTCTAATGCAGATGCGTCAATCTGTTCCGGCTCAATGTTGATACCGCCGATTGCGTTAATTCTTGTAAGCTGTTTAAACGATGTAGGCTTTGTTCCGGCTGTGGTTTCTGTTCCATAGCCAAACGTAATGCCTAACGTAGACAATCCTGCTTCTGCCATTTTTACCTCTCTTTCTACCGCTAAATAATGCGGTTATCAGACGCATCTCTTTGCGCCCGGTGCATAAAAAATAGAGCCTTTCGGCTCTTTTACATCAATCTGTCGTTTGCTCCGATTATCCGCCGGAACCTTGCAACGCTTCTAAATTTTTTTTCGCTGTCGTTTTTAAACTCCGGCATTGCTGTAATTTGAAATCGCATCTGCTTAAAGGCATCGGCTAAAATAGCCATAATCCCTTTTGCATCGCTCTGCTTTGTGTTTGTAATAACGTCAACCTGTATTGTTTCCTGCACTGCATTTACGGATGTTCCCTCTAAATTTGCCCCTCGTTCAAGCCCCGGCATCTCGTGAATGTAAATGGTCGGGAAAACAGGGTCTTTATCAAGGTTTTTTTCAACCGTTGTAAATGCAGTGTCAAAATTCATGCTTTTGTATTTCTTCTGGAGTTTTGGTTTGGCAATCGTTACAACATTGGAAAAAATGTTTGTTTCAAGATCAAATACCCACTGGTTGCCTGCCATTATTTAAACACCTCCTTCGCTGTCTGTGTAACAATCTGCCGCAACTCATTTGCGGTCAGATACATAAATGGTCGGCTTGGCATTCCCTCTGTAAACCACCAATCGCCATTGTCGTCCTGATAAAACCATCCATATCTTCCATCTGAAATCTGATGGATAGTTTTTCCACTTGCATACTGCCACGAAACACCCTCTGGCAGTTTCCCCGGATAATGGCTTTGCTGTCCCACAATTCCGGTTCCAAACTCAACAAATGCGGCGTGGTCTGTACCGGCTATTACCGCCCATATCCCGCCGCCCTTAGTGCTTCCTTCATATTCCGCATGAACACTTGAAATCAGTTCCGATGTAAATATTGCGTCAAGGTCAGCAATTTGCACTCTGGCAATCTCTACGCCCTTTTCCGCAAGTTTTTCTGCTAATAGCTGACATTTATATGTCAAGCTGTTTTGATAGGCTCTAAGCTCTCGTATGGCTTTCTGAATAGACTTTTCAGACAAGCTCATGGTGATTACTTTCTTTCCCATTCAGCACCTACTTTACATTTTTTTGCAATAAAAACAAATCAACCGTCAATCCCTCGTCTGCAACACCTTTTACGATGTAATCAGCCGAATTTTCATCAACGATTGTATTCTCTTCATCTTT